GCAGCAGCAGCAGGGGCTGGCGCTGCTTGTGCAGGAGCAACCGAAGCGCTCGAGGAGACGTAGTAGTTCTTTATCTCATTTCGCTTCTGGCCATTGTAAACACGTGAACCAATCTGTCCACGGAAGCCGCGGCCAACCATTGCCTGCTCAATTTGAGAGGCGCTTGGCTCACGGTCAAAGAAGCCTTCCTTGTCTAGACCAAGTGCAGACATCTTGCGGAAAAAGATTCCTAGAGCTGTCGCGTTCTCAGGCGAGATTACCAAGTTGTCCCATACGAGACGGTTGGCGTTTGCTCCACCCTGAACCTGGCACTTGATTGCGAACATAGTTTTTCCAGACTGGGATGTCTTTGCCTCAGACTCGATTACCTTTAGCTCGTAGTCGCCATCTGGCAGTGCTTCTATGTTTGATGCTCCTGAGTCAGCAGCATCCTTGATTAGTTCTCCCCAATTAAGTGAACTCATGTTTATACCTCTTCCTTATTTTTCTTGTTGTTATTTGTCTTTTCGGCCTGTTTAGGTCCGAAGATTGTGTCAAGCATCATTTCGATGCTTAGGTTTTGCTGCTCAACGATTGTGCCCAATCGACCCTGAACACGCTCACCTGCTTCGTAGTCCTTTGTTCGTTCGACGTAAAGCCTACGAACTTTATAAGGAGCTCCCATTGGGTCTTGACTTGGGAACTCTTCAATAGTCAAGGCACCGAGGATGTCGTAAAAGTACGGTGCCATGATTTTTAGTTGCCCCTGCAGGTACGGACGGTGACGTCCATCCTGCGTAACCTGAGACATAGCCGTTAGCACGACTGCCTCAAGAGGGTTTGTAGCGTGCATTGTCAAGTCGCGAAGGTCACGAAGAAGCCCACCCATGTGGCGAAGTAGTTCGCCCCACTGTTGCATCTTCATTTGCTCGCTACCTGCAATGTTGTCAATGCACTTGACTTGAAGCTCCGAGATGGAGTCAATAATCAAGGACTTGAACTGGTGCTTGCCGCTTTGAAGCCATTGGAATGCCTTCATCACAACATCGTAGTCGCGGACTGTGACAACAACTGTGTCCCAAGTTCCATCAGCTACTGGCGGTTCTTCCCTCATTGGGTCCCAGTACTTGGTGACAATAGGCAAGAATCTGTGCCCACCCTCAACGTCAAGCATGAGACGTGGATAAGGAGCAGTTACGGCGAAGGAGGATTTACCCACCTTTGATTCACCGTAGACCATTACGGTCAAAGACCGTTGTACTTCACTCATACGTCACTCACTTCCTTTTTTGTCTGTTTCTCCATAGTATGCATATGGGTCTGCTACTTCGTACATTGCTTCAATCGCCTGTTCGGCGGCAGAACCGTCGTCCATAAGCGTGCATACAGTGAAGAATTGGCACTTCCACTTGCAATCCCTAGAAGGGCTTGGATAAGCGTGGAAGGCGTGGCTTTGTCCGTCGTCTAGAGCAGTGCGGACACGCATCATGTCTGCAACAGTTCCGTGGATACGGTCCCAAAAAGACCTGAGGGTAAACACGTTGTGACGTACTTCTATTTGGTCATAGAACGGAGGGCGGGCAGCAGCAGTGCGACGAACCTTCTTTAGAAGTGTAAAGATTCCTCCCTCTGAGCGGTCGTCTCCCTTGTTCTGGTGTTGCTCAAGCAACATGTACGTCATAATCTGTTCATTCATTGGGGCCAAGTTTGCGAAGTCGCTAAGAGAGCCACCTACAGTTTTGAAATCTCTGAACATCCGAACACCGTCTATTTTGCGACGAACACGCATGTCCAGCTTGCCTTGCAGCTCAACTTCTCCGTTGAACATTGGCATCGTAATCTTTTCTTCTGTAGAAATCATTTCAAGCTCGGAGTCAATTCCGTTCTCCTCAACCCACTGGAGGTAGCCCTCAAGCATAATGTGCCCTAGCTCAGCTTCCTTCTCAAGCTCAGTGACATCACGGAAGTCCGTTAAGAGAGTCTCTTTCTCCATCTCAACCAACTTAGTGTGTGCCTGAATAAGAGGAGCCCCCGTTGAGTAGTGCTGGTCTAGTGCCTCGTGGATACGAGAGCCTAATGCTAATGCACCTGTCATCTTCTTTTCAGTTGGCTGTAGACGGCGGTAGTACGTAAACCACCAGCGTCTTTTGCAGTCTTTGAACGTCTGAATTTCGGAGTTGCTTATTCGCATAATCGTCATTTTTTAGCCTTGTCTTCCTTGAGCATCGAGAGCAGTTGGTCTTTATCTTTCACTATCTGCTCGAAGTTGTCTGCTTTTTTCTCTAGTACTTGGATAACTCGCTCTTCAATACTGTCTTCTGTAACGTAGTCAGTAATAATAATTGAGTCGTGTATCTCAGAACCAATCCTGTGTACGCGGTCCATAGCCTGCTTGTGGTCAACCAAAGACCACGGACGTTGAAGCATGATAAGCCTGCGAGCTGCTGTCAAGGTGATTCCAACTCCACCAGCCTGCGCAGTGAAAAGAATCCACTTAATACGCCCGCTCTGGAAGTCGTCTACCGCTTGCTGGCGCTCGTCTTCGTTCTGCAGTCCAGTAATAAGTCCGTGCTTAATCCCAGCCTTTGTCATGGCAGCACTTAGCAAGTAGATAAGCTGACGAGACACCGCGCAGACTGCTACGGAGTCCTCGCCGAAGTCTTTAGCCTTTATGTCTGACATCACAGCATCGACTTTACAAGAGGGCTCTGACAAAGTAGCTTTTATCTCTCCTGTTGACTCGTCCACTGTTAGCTCAGCGTAAGCGTTAGCAAACTGGTTGAGCCTAGTGGTCTGGGTCAAGATACTTGGGGCGGTTAGAGCCTGTCCATCGTCCAGTTCAGCAATCATAGTGTCGCGCATCTGAGCGTAAGCCTTTTTCTGCTTAGTAGACATTTCTACATCTCGGCGCTCGTTCATAACTTCTGGAAGCCAAGGAAGAACCTTCTGCTTCAACATGCGACGCATGTGCGGGTTGAGAGTTTTGTAGAACTCTTCTTGCATGTGAGGCTTTACGCCCAAAACCAACATACCTCCAAAGGCGTTGAGCATAGTATCAATCATTCGCTCAATCCACTTGGTCTTGCTTGGCCACTCACGAGCGTCTAGCCAGTGCAGGATAGGCCAAAGGTCAACAACGTCATTAGCAATAGGGGTACCAGTCATTGCAAAGCGTATATCCGCTTCTCCCGTAGCTGACCACAGTGCTCTAGTCTGTTTTGACTTGGGGTCTTTAGAGCGGTGAATTTCGTCGGCAACTACTGCCTTAAACTCGATGTTGTTTAGTTCACGAATGTGGACTTCGCAACGGGTTTCACTAATACTTTCGTCGTGGCCCCCGCACGCTGAGCAACGAGTCAACGCAACGGAGCCATAAGGTGCAAGTCTGCTGTGAGACCGTAGGGACTCCCAGTTAATAATGAAGACATCGATGTTGCTCTCAACAGAAACGTCAAATTGCTTCTTACGCTGGGCAGCTGAGCCCTTGATAACCTGAGTAGTGACTTCAGGCCACCATCTCTGAAATTCGCGTTGCCAGTTCTTCTTCAAAGTGTTGGGGCAGACAATCATGGCGGGAAAAACATCCTCGCCTTGCTCTCTAAGAAGCTTTAAGGCACGAATAGCCTGAGCGGTCTTACCTAAGCCTGGTTCGTCGGCCAAGAGAGCCCTTCTAGCGGTCGCTAGATACGCTACACCAGCTCTTTGGTGCGGGAACAGGTCTTCATCCCCGTCGTGCTCTTCAAGCTCTCTAAGAGCCATAGAGGGCTCTATACGGGTAGTTATTGTGTGCTGGGCCCAAGCCGAAAGGCCTTCGCCAATCTCTAAGTTGTCCTTAAATGTTGAACGTAGGGCTAAACAGCTTGACCAGCTAAGCGGTATGCGCCAAACTTGCTCTTTTGTGTTCCAAGAGGAGCCTGGAATGCTTTTACACAGCTCTTTGTACCGCCAATCAGCGTTTATAAGAATGTGAGTCCCGTTTGGGTCCAATTCTGCCGATACAGCCACTGCTACCTCTTTCGTCGTTATGTACAGATACTAACACAAAATAAGACCCCGTGGGGCAAATCGTGTTAGTTACTTTTCATTATTTAATAATGCCCTAGGAATCCAACTTTGTCTAGCTAAAGCCAGTAGAGCGTGTCGGATTGCGTCAAGCGCGTGACCTTCGCCACCTCTGTGCCATGTCTCAAGCTTTTTTAGTGCAGGGTTGGGGAACATGTTTTTAGCATCAACTGGGGCTTGAACTTTCACTTTTTCTAGGTCATACCCAGCTTCTCGACATAACTGCTTAAGAACTCCGATTTGTTCCAAAGAGTAGGGAGCCTGAGAATTACGCACAGTCTGTTGATTTATAGTGAATCTTTCGTAGACAACTAAAAAGACGTCAAAACCCTCGGCTCCCTGCTTTAAGCCATCTCTAACTCGTTCGGCGTAATCATCCGCGTCAACCTCATCGGACCACTCGAGAACAGGATTGACGTCGTGGTCGCCGTTCCAAGTGATAAAAGCGATTCCACTGGCTTTTCCAGGGTCTACTGACAAAATACCAATCTTCATCAGTACTTCGACCCCCAGTTTTCTAAGGGGCCATCCACGTCTGCTGTTAGTGGCACTGCCCAGCCCTCTGTTGTAGTCATACATTCCTTAACGATTCTTTTAATCTCCTCTGCGTTCTCGCGGGGAGCCTGAAGCACTATTTCATCGTGTACAGGGACAATAAGGTAATCAGTCAAGTCTGCGGCATCCAACTTTACGAGGTTGGATTTGAATATCTCAGCTGCCCCGCCTTGCACAAGGTAATTAACCAGCGTATAAGTGCGGTCATTATCGCAAGGTAGGCGTCTGCCAGTCCAAGTGTGAACGTAGCCCTCCCCTTCATTGCGGTATCTCTTCTGCCCTACGTCGTTAACCTGCTTTTGGAACATAGCCATACCTGG